TATTAAACTATATATACGCATAAATGTTTATTAATATTTTGGGATAAGATAGAGATAAACGCCTACTTATTCACTTGGGAATGCTAAGAATACACATTCTAAAATATTTTTGAATAGATTTTAAACAACAAGGAAAAGTTGTAAAAATGAAACCGCTTTTTGTTCACAAGTCAATCATGAACCGGATAGAATGGGGATAATATAGGTAATAGTATATTATTCAGTTCTTCTCTTATACATTAGTGATTTGAGATCATTCTGATAACTCCGTTATGTTATCAAAAACAAACCCTCCCGTCTGCAGGGCAATCACAGACACAATTTTATTAAAAACCAATTTTTATTTTATTTTATTTTTAATTTAATCTAGGTATTAATCCTAGTCATTATGCCTCGTAATGAACAAGATGAATCTTGTATGTATTTGATGCGAAAACATTAGTATATGATATTGAATAGAAATGGTCACCCTAGGTTTTGACTCCCTAGTATTCAATTGAGGAACATATATGGTATTGTTACACGCAAAAGCCGTACCTTTTGTATGATTTCTTATATGTGTTACATCACAATTAACACGTATACGAGCTAAACTCGTAAAAATTAAATTTCAGATACGTCGATGGCGATTAAGTTACATTCGAACACACGTGCGTGCACTTCTGATCTTATAATAGAAACCACAAGGCGAAAGGAAACTTTTTGAGGAGTACGAATAGCCAATCACAAATATGAATACAACACAACAAAATAAATTACTAATCCCTAATTTAATGACGACAAACGCTCCTCTTAGTTTACAAGCATTATGTAAACATATGATTAGAGCTAAGAAAGAATTTAAGGCAAACGATTTTGATATTCAACAATTAATTAGTTATGGTATTTTAAAAAGAAATGAAATTGATAAAATCAAAATTGTTAAAATTTTTGATGCTGTTCAACCACTCATTTTAAAATATAATTTTGTTGAACCCCTAAAAAGATCTTATGCATTTAGTGCTCCAACAATGATTTTAGCACAGTTCTTCTTAGTACAAGAAGAAGTAGATACTGTGTTTGATTATTGGTTAAGTCACTATTCTAAATTATTTTCATTTGAAAATCGTAAATTTTGGAGAAATTTACTTTTAAAATTTGAAGGTTCTAAATATTGGTATAAGATTTTTTGGGAATTATATAAAGACTGCATATTTGAAGATGGTGATTTTCATTCATTCAGAAATGTAAATCGTCATATTTTAAGTATGAAGATTGATGTTACACCACGTTGGTATGAATATTTAGTTAAAGTAGAATTTCCATCATTTTACGAAATGGTTTATTATGATAAAACTCTTTTAATTAATACACTCATACAATGTGGTGATGTGGAACTTAACCCAGGCCCTGTCATGTCTAGATTTATGCGATATAACGACCCGAGCATAAATAAGAAACACGAAGCTCAATGGGGCCTTATTGATGAAACACGCCGTTTAAATGATTTTCTTACAACACAATTACCTACTGTTATTGATAGTGTTAAAAATTTAATTGAAAATAATGAAATGTCTGTGAATCGTAATGTTTTATTTGCTGATTTAAAAATTAAAGAAGATTTAAAAATGCTAAACGAACACACAGGAAATGCTTTAGATAAATTGCAAAATATGCAATCAAATATCTTAAAAACTTTAGTTTTAATTTCAATAATAGGTATAATGACTCATTTAAAATGGTATAAGACTGCAATGCTTACAGGAATAATCACATTATTTTCTTTATTTGGAATTCCTGAACAATTAATTAATCAAATAAAGAAAGTCTTTGGTCATGAAGCACAACTTTTTTCATCAGGTGAATCTTTAGGAGCTTTAATAGGTAGTATTATTTGCTATTTTATTATTGGTAAGCTTCCAAAAGATTCAACTATTGAAAATTTTTCTAAGAAAACAAATAATATATCTCGTGGATTATCAGGAATGATAAACATAAATAAGGATTTAGGTAAAATTTGGAAACAAGTACAAGAATTTGTAATTAAACAAGTTGATCCTAATCCAGAAGGTTTTCTTAGTATGGAAGATGAAATGATTCAATGGATGAAAGATATTGAATATTATATTGATATTATTGTTAAAAAGAAAGCAACAATAATAAACGAACAAATAATTAAAATATCTAATTTATTGAAACAAGGTTTACGTCTTCGACATTGGGCTTTTACTAATAAATGTAGTCCTGATGTATGCAGAAATATATCAAATTATATTAGAACAGCAGAGCAATTATACAATTATGCTGATAAGAATAATACATTAGATGGCGGACAACGACAACGACCTCTTTGTATAGTATTATTTGGTGAATCTCAAATTGGTAAATCTGGTTTAATATATCCTTTAGCACAAGATTTATGCTACGCGGCTGGATATAGAAAATCTAGTGATATTGATGAACAGATTTATGCTAGACAACCTGAAACCGAATTTTGGGATGGTTATAAAGGCCAATTCATTGTAGTACGTGATGATTGTTTAGCAGCTGTGGATGATGTATCAAATCCAAATCCTGAGTTGCATGAGACTATAAGAGAGATGAATGACTTCCCCTATCATTTACATATGGCTGCTTTGGAAGATAAAAATTCTTTTTATACTTCTAAAGTAGGTATTATGACAATAAATGATATAAATGCACCAATTAGATCATTAACATATCCTGAAGCTTTTTATAATCGAATTTCCGATCATATGTATCAAGTTACACCAGCTGAACAATTTAGAAAAGTTCTGAAACTTGAAGGAAATAATGAAAAGATTTTATTGGATATCAACAAAGTGAGACAAAGACTGGATGAATTATCTGCTGAAGCTGGATATCGTGTTCCTATAACGACTGAAATTTATAATTTTATTAAATATAAGAAAGTTGTTATTGCTGGTAAGACACAATTTAAACCTGACATGTCAGCTAAAGTTCTTAATTATGATGAATTTTCTGCGTTAATGTGTGCTCAATTACAACAGAGACAAGATGATTTTAATGTTAAGAAAGAATTTATGGAAAAACGACTGAAAAATATGATAGCTGAAGTTGGAAATGATGATGAATTTTTTGATTGTTCTGATATTACAAATACTATTTCTGAACGAATTTGTAATGGTGAATCTCTTCTAGATATAGAATGTGATTTACTAAATTCAAGTAGGGCTGAAGAATATTTAGAATTCAAAAATAAATCAAATAAAGTTCAAAATTCATTCACAAATAAATTATTATATTATTCTGAAACAATGTTTGAAAGTGCTGTCTTATCTATTAAAGCATGGTTTGATAAATGTAAACAATTATGTCAAACAATGCTTGATAAATATCCAGCATTAAAATATATTTTTATGTTAGGCACGGTAGCTGTTTCAATGTTTGCTATTTATAAATGTTTTATTCAAGAAGAAAAAATACCACATTTTATAACTGGCGATATTATTACTGCTGAAGAATATGAACGAAATTCAAAATGGATTAGTCAACAAAAGAATTTGTCTTTTAATGAACGTATGAGTTATTGGAAAACTAACTTATTGATGGCAAATCCTGATGAACATGAAAATATTCTTAATGATACTAAAAATATTCCATTCCATATTAATGAAGCAATGCAATCTCCATCTAGTGGAAAAACAAAAAATTTACAAAAACATATTATTGAAGTTATGCAATCACCATCTAATGGTAAAGATAAAAAACTAGTTAAACACAGAATTGAAGCAGGTGCTTTTCATGAAAGTGAAGGATCTATAGATGTTAATGCTGTTGAAACTGCTTTTACTATCATGAAAAATAATTTGTATAGTATAACATATGTTAATGATAATGGTAAGGATGTTATTCTTGGTAATGCTATTGCATTACAAGGACATAATTATCTTATTCCTTATCATTTTGTAAAATATTTATTGTTACGTAAAGCACCTTTATCTACTAAATTGAATCTTTCACGTATTAATTATGCTGAGAAAGTATATAATAATATGTTATCTTTTGAATTACGTGAATTAGTTAATTCAGACGGTAGTCTTAATCGTGCTATACAAATAAAATATGGAGAACATGAAATGGATGCGATTATTTTCAATATATCAACACAAGGAAATAGTGTATTACATAGATCTATTCTTAAACATTTTATAGAGAAGAATGAATTAGGTCGTTTAAGAGGTAACATGCAAGGTCTTCTTTTATCTTATCATAATGATAATGGACAAGTAGCCAAAGTGATAAAATCACTTTATGATGTACATAATTATGAACAAGAATTACGCATTAGTGTAGAAAATGAATCATATATACATCGAGTTGGCTATCTTTATAATGGTGATACTATGAAAGGGGATTGTGGTGGACCATTAATTATTAAGTCAAATTCTTTAACACGTAAAATTGTAGGTATTCATATAAGCGGTTCATCTGGAGAGGGTTATTCTGCTAAACTTTATCAAGAATTATTACAGCAACACATTGATGAGTTAAGCAGAAAGGTAGACGATACTCATAGAGTTCATTGTTATTTACATATTGATGAAAGTATATTAAAAGATGACAATGTTACTCTTCCTGAAGGAGTATTTAATGAAATAGGAACACTTAAAGTTCCATTATATCAAGCTTCTAGGTCTGTTTTAAAACCATCTTTGATATATGGAGAGATTAGTGAACCTATTACGAAACCAGCGCATTTAAAACCTTTTGAGAAAGATGGTGTTTTAATAGATCCGGCTTATAAAGGGTTAGAAAAATGTGGTGGTATTACACCTTTAATTGATTCAAATTTTTGCAAAATGGCTCGAAACTATGTTCAACATAAATTATTTATTGATCATAAACATGTAGGATATGGCACATATGCTCGAGTATTAACATATGAAGAATCAATTATGGGCACTGAAGATTTATATATGTCCGCAGTATGTAGATCAACATCTCCTGGCTATCCATTTAATAGTGACATTAAATATAAAAATAATAAACCAGGCAAACAACAATGGATGGGTAATGGTGAAACTTTCGATTTTACATCGTCTTCAGCTTTACAATTGAGAAATATTGTACAAGAATTAGAAGAAAATTGTGAAAAAGGAATCATTACTGGTGTTGTTTGTGCGGACACAATGAAAGATGAGCGTAGACCGATCAAAAAAGTCGATGAAGGTAAAACGCGCATGTTTTCAGCATGCCCTATGCATTTCGTAGTGCTATTTCGTAAATATTATTTAGGATTTGCAGCATTTATTATGCACAATAGAAATAAAAATGGTATTGCTGTTGGTACTAATCCTTATAATGAGGATTGGGATCAAATAGTAAGACAAATTTCTATGAAAGGGAAGCGTGTGCTTGCAGGAGATTTTAGTAATTATGATGGCTCTCTTAATACACAAGTGTTATGGTTAGTCTATGAAATTATTGAAAACTTTTATAAGCAATATGACAAGAACTACAACGAAAAAGATGCGAAAATCCGTTATTCATTGTGGTTACATATTGTGAATTCTATTCACGTATATGGAGACACATTATATCAATGGACTCATTCTCAACCGTCTGGGAATCCTTTCACTGTTATTATTAACAGTGTTTATAATCTTTTGATTCTTGTCATAGGTTATCTAGTTGCAATTAAGAACAGTGACTTAGATAACAAACAAAAGGTTTGTCTACTTAATACAATGAGTTTTGACAAACATGTCTCTCCAGTAGTTTATGGTGATGATAATATACTTAATATAAGTGATTATATAAGTGATGTTTTCAATCAACAAACTTTAACAGATGCGTTAAGATTTGTTGGTCATGAATATACTGAAGAGACCAAAGATGGGAAAATGCATTTATATAGAAATATAGATGAAATTAGCTTCCTAAAGAGACGGTTTGTGTTTGATAGTGATACACTTCATTATGTAGCTCCTCTTGATAAGAGTGTTATATATGAAATGTTGAATTGGATAAGAGGAAATTCAGTTGATCCTGTATTTCTTCTTAGATCAAACATTGAGACAGCATTACGTGAAATTAGTCTACATGGTGAAAAAGAATTCGATGAATTCGTTTTTAGTTTGTGTGCTAATAAGAAAGTAACATGTCTTGTGCAACCATATATACCAACATATGGTGAAGTACGTTGCGCCATTGAAAATATGGACGCAATGGGCGGTTTTTCCGCATAAACTCAATCATGTGATCTTACAATATCAAATAAATTAGTGATGTTAAATTGATATTGTATTGCTATGATTGGAAGAAGGTTGATTATTTAATCTTACTTCCAGGATGCCTTGAAAGCAGCCCTTTCAAAATCCAGGAACCATCACTCGATTATATGTTATAAGTGACGCATATAATTTAAATTTATCACTTGCCGAAACAACAACAAACGAAAGTGAAGTCGCAGCTTTAAATGTGACAAACGATGACGACTCGAGATATAACGAAATAAAACAAGTTATGTCTTTTAATAATCAAGGCCAATCAGTTGCTGATGATGCTCTTCCTAAGATAGTCGACCTACCTAAATCTTATTTAGATATGACGATTGCTAATGATAAGATGCATACTATCAACAACTTTTTGGAGCGACCCATTCGTATATGGTCTGGTCAATTTACAACCAGCTATGCTCAGGATCAACTTCTGTATTCAGCAGATTTTCCAGGTATATTGTTATCAGACCCAATGTACAACGAAAAGATTCGAGGTTTTGTGGGATTGAGAGCAAATGTTGAAGTTACAGTTCAAATTAATGCTCAAAAGTTCCAACAAGGCCGATTAAGATTGCAATATTTGCCCTATCAAAAATATCTAAACAACAAAACGGAACTTATAAATTACACATTAACTGGTAAAACTTCGTGTCCGGGAGTTGATATAGATGTTTGTGGTGGTTCAAATCCGCAATCGAGAATTGCACAAGCCACATTTGTTATTCCTTATGTATCACCACATGCATACATAAATTTGATATCAGGTCATGGCACAATGGGACGAATACGATTATTTGTTTATAGCCCATTGTTATCAGGTTCCTCTGAATCTCCAAGTTGTGAAGTTACAATTTGGGCTAGGTTTATCGAGCCTAAATTAGCTTTCCCTACCAGTGCAAAACCGTATTTTAAATCAACTACGAGAACACACATTGCACAAGTTAGGGGTGAAGCTAAAAAGTTGAAGCAAACTGGCGTAATATCAGATACTTTAGGAAAAGTTGCTGAAACGTTGCGCACAGCTTCAAAGGTCCCCGTAATTGGATCATACTTAGCTATACCAGAATGGATAGCTTCTAGCGGTGAAGCGCTTTGTAAACTATTTGGTTGGTCAAAACCGACTACGCCAATGGATACAAAGTTACGAACAACTAATTGTATGCCCAATTATAACGGTCAGGATTCAAGTCATAAGATGGCTTTGTCTGCTGACAATGAGATTGACACTCCAAGTGGAATTGGCGGTAGCGATCTTGATGAAATGGCTTTAAGCTCTATATTCAAGATTCCAGCTTACTGGCAACAGTTTACTTGGAACACATCACAAACAACTACAGATCAAATTCTTTGGATTGATCCTGTAACGCCCTTAAAATTTTCATCAATTTCAAACACAACTAATGGAATCAATATGACTCCAGTTGGTTATGTCGCGAATTGTTTTGGATTGTGGCGTGGCTCTTTGATATATACTTTCAAATTAATTAAGACTGGATTTCATGCTGGTAGATTACGTGTATTTTTCGTACCGTATGAATCAGCAAATAATCTGGTCGTAGGTTCTGCACCTGTTAATGAAATTGAAAAGAATTATCAAATTGTCGTTGATATTGAGGAAAGCGATACATTCTCATTTAAAGTTCCTTACGTAGCTACTAAACCATGGTTTAATACTACATCATTAGGAACAGTAAATGAAAGTATTCCAACAAGTACAGGATACATTGTAGTCACTGTATTGAATGAACTCAGAGCAGTTAGTACGGTCTCACCATCCATAAACATTTTAGTTGAAGTGTCTGGAGGTGATGATCTTACTTTCGCTTGTCCTCAAGCCCCTCTATACCTACCAGGTCAGCCCACTATTAAACAATCTAGAGCTATTAAACAATCTAGAGTTATTGAACATGAGGCACAGGTATTTGGTACAGCTGTAGAGGTACAAAGAAACGAAGCGCAATTGCTTTATGATCCTGATTCTATTACCAATATAGATCCGCTTACTAACTGGTCACCAGAAGCGCATTGTATTGGAGAAAAAGTAGTCTCAGCAAGGCAATTAATTAAACGGACAAATTACGTTGGCTCCATAATTGAAAATCGTACCAATGATAATAATGGTACTAATAATGATGATATTAATACATTAGGAGTCATCAATCCATATGGTCTGAAACGTTCCTCACCAATATCAGGAATAGATTATTTGAGTTATTTTGCTTATTTGTATGCTTTCTTTAGAGGAGGAATACGAATTAAAATATCGTCTATAGCTCAAAGTGCTGTTGGTCCACTGGCATCAACAGAAAAACCTTCAGGTGTATGGATGACAAAACCATATTCAACGTCTAACATCTTCGTAAAAATGTTCAATGCTTTGAATCCTTTGATGACAACTATTGTAACTAGAACCAAGAAACTGAATAATGTCGTTGGTAAAATTGGATGTAATGGTTTGCAAAACATAGGTAATACTAATATTGCCTCTGAGATGCATCCATTGTTTACTAATTCTAGTTCAACTCTGGTTGTTTCAAATATGATAGAAGGAATGACAGAAGTGGAAGTACCATATTATAATTCAACACATATAACACCGTGTGTAGATATAAATGAGAATTCTTCTATGTTTCCTGTGATAGCACAAGGTGATGCAGAAGGATCTTATCCTTTACCAGTGTTGGTGTTTGGTACTATGCCATATAATACCAATTATCAACTTTCGCAACAAGACGCAACTACTAAAGTTTTGTCAACGATGCAAGCATCAACACAAACTGCATTTCACATCTATCGGCAAGCAGCTGATGATTTCAGTTTTCATTATTTGATAGGAATACCAACTATGATTTCTGAAACATCAACGAACCTTAGAACATTCAGTCCTGCAATTCCATAGTGCATCATACAATGTATTATGGTTGTAGGATTGCTCAACTAGACCCGTCCCTAAAACCCAGGCGATATATACTACTACTCCAAGGAGTAAAATAATGAAACGAACTCATATATGATCTTAAATTGTATATGTTTAATTTTATAATTTTAAATTTAATCAAAATTAAATATTTTGTGCAAGCTCCTTCGGGGGTACTAAGTTTTTCTCACTTTTCTTAGCTCATTGCAATAAGTGTAAATTAAATTTTAGTTTTAAGTATATATATTGGCTG